GTTTGGTTTGATGTTAGCATTGTTTCCAGAATTAAGTAGGATTGGGGGAACCCCAAGCACCTTAAGTACTGTTTCCTCATTATTAGCGATGGAAGACTCGAAGTCTAGATCACGGAAGTTCATTTTACTAATGTCTTCTAGTGACATCCCACCATCTAGAATAAGTGGTCTGCGACCTCCAGCATCTGGACGATATTTTTGGGCCCACTCTTGCAGCATACGATCCTTGATCTTAGCGCTAAGTGTTGCCTCAGTCTTAATTACTAGCCCGGGGATTGCCCCATTCTTGAAGAAGTTATCTTGGAACTTCCTCATAGATGTTAGTAGCTTCATACTACGTAACGCAGGCTTTAGACGTGATGTACCTCTGTAAATCGAATCAAAGCTGTTTTCCTTGATATGGATTATTTCAGTTGGCTCGTACCTAGTACGACCGTTATACTCGTAATGGCTAATGTATGTTTTGCTATCACTATGGATTACCATATTGGTAGCAGGAACGTGATACATATGAACGCCATCAAAATAAATAAAGATATTGCCATCTAGTAAGAAATCAATTACTAGATTTCGGTAAAAAGTGTTCACGTCTTGGAAGGGGTTCGGTTCTACATTAAGTAATTTATCTAATTGTTTAGCCCTCATGCCCTTGACGGAAGACATATTCCCAGTTGCAGCACCTACTTTTACGCGTACTTCAGCAACGTCGTCTACAACCATGTTTACTGCACGGTTGACAATCTCTAGATTCTCGTAATAGCTAGTATAAGCCATTACGTTCTCTGTACTCTGAACGCTAGTCCCCTCAATCATGACAATGTCAGGCTGACCGGGATTTAGCTTGAAAAATCTATTATACCATGCCATGTTTCTCCCTCTGGATACGTACCCAGTTTTTCTGCTTCTCAGCAGTATGCAACGCAGGGTCCTTGCCGTATACAGCGTGAAGTCTCAGGTGGTGATCATGGCATAAAGTAACTGTCTCTTTAAATATCTCTTTATAGTGGTCACTAATAAAGCTATCTCTAATCTCTATGACATCATCATCGCAGGTTATAACATAACCATGCTCTTTACACCATTTATTAAATAAGGGAGTCATTGTATGATAGTGATGAAAATCTAGCTTTTCTTTAGATCCGCAGATGTGACACTCGGTGCCCTTTTCGTACCTGCTCTTCGCCCGATCTCTGCACCATTTTATGGGGTCCCTGACTTTACTGGCCATTTTGTGGATTCTCCTCAATATATGGAATTTCTTGAATTAAAGTTTCAGTATTTCCACTTATTAATAATCCAGTATTATAAAGTAAATGTTTATACTCTCTTAATAGGGAAGACTCATATGCATAAGCTGCAAGCCCACTATCAAAGTGTTTCTTCCATATTACCTTCATATTAAATTTTTGCCAGTCGGTTCTAAATCTAGAGCTAATTTTCTCTTTCTTAGTAACTCCTAGCTTGTAAAATACTTCTCCGTCAAACTCAAACGACACGTGATATACGACCGATGGCATATCCAAATTATTAGTAGCACATCTGGGGCATCCGCTGCCGTTAAGTACATCATGTGGTCTAGGGCTCCATATCAAACCGCAAACTAAATGTTGGTGCTCAATTGGTGTGTCCGTATTTACATAGTCTCCAAGTACTGCATAATCTCTAGGTACCTGAGAGGCGTATTCTGCTTGAGTCTTTCGTTTATTTCCGTAGCAGTATGGACACCCGTAACCTCTTAAAACATTGTTAGGATTTATTGGCCACTGATGCCCATTAGTACATTCATGTAATATAGGAGTTCCGCTAAGAATGTATCTTTCAATCGGCCAATAATCTATTTCTCTTTCGAATAATAGTGCCTCATATTCTTCATGCGTTCTCTTAGCTCCCATATGTATCTCCTTAGTTGTCCAAGTGTAGCAATTCAAAGCTGAGTTGTCAAGAATTAAATTCCTGCGGTCAGAACGAAAAATTGCTTACTACGAAAGTGTATAGAGCATAACGTAGAGCATCCGCCATGTGACAGGCCTCATCATGCTTTGGCTTTTCTTTCGCCGCGGTTGGATCCCACTTATAAGCGTCCAACGCATCTAGCAAGTGCTTACAGTTCTGATCAACGATCAACTTGTTCTGCTCCACAATTACGGCGACCGCCGCGATACCGTCCAGCACGCTCTTCTTCGCGTTATTCGTAGAAATGTCATAGTTCTGGGCAAGGTCGAAACGAGTCTGCTGCGCAGCCGAGTCAATGTAAATCGAATCCACACCGTACTTATCGATCAACTTCCGCATAGATCTAGCGTGGCCCTCAGTAGTCTTCTCAGCCGATAAGTACTCCGCCAACGCGTAATACTTCTCTGTGTCCCAATCATACGCGATCACGCAGAACGCCGTCGGGTCCTTAAATCCAACGTCCAGCCCACCTATGATATCCATACCGGCCGTGTCAAGTCCGCTAAGGTCCGCCGTACAAGCCTCCCGATCGAACGCCCATATCTGACCTTCGTAGGTCGTAAAGGACGCCATATATTCCTGCTCGAACTCAGCCTTCGTCATTGAGAGGCGAGCCTCAGCAATGTCGCTCTCAGCCGAACGTGGGTTATCTAGGTATGTTGCCTTGATCGAGCACCACTGAGGATACTCGGGCGAAAAGCCGCGTTGGAATAGAGTAGAGAACCAATTCGTGCGACCACGGGGAGTTGAGATGAAGATAGCCTTACTGTTCGGCTTATCTAGGGTTGGACGTAGGGCGACATTGAAGGCATCCATGCCGTCTGATAGCGCGGCTTCGTCGAAGATGATTAGATCGTATGAACGACCCACGCAACTATCTACTTGGTTAATAGAACCCATACGAATAGTGGAGCCATTAGACAGTTCAATGATCTTATCTTTAGCGTTATCGCGCGTTACTTCGAGATCAAACCGCTTAATAAATGAACGCTGGAGATCAAACGAGATCTGCGACAGGCTGTAGTTGGGCGACATAATCAGGATATTACATCCGGGCACTAGGGCTACCAGCTGACCAATGATATTAGCGATGAACGTTTTGCCTTGACGTCGGCTAAGTGCGGCGCATACGAAACGATACTTGGGGCAGTTCACGGCGTTGATAAGGGCCTTCTGACTAGGAAGGGGATCAATGTCGATGAGTTTGAGATAGGGCTCGACGGGCAGCTTAATGAAGCGACCTGGGAAGTCCATTATGACGTCGGAGCGTATATCAGCGCGTGAAATTTCCATTTACTTTCCTACCAGTAGTTTCTCTAGGAGATTATTGTAGTTATCTCCGTTGACTTGGACGTTCGTCTGATTGAGCGGCGCATTGTCCTTCTCGGCTTTGATCTCGTCCATACGCATCTTGTGGGCCATCATTAGTAGATCGGCTAGGTCCTTGGAGCTATAAAGTCCGGACTCTTCGGCCTCTTGGAATTTGGCGTCGATAATCTTATCTAGGGCTGCTCCTAGCTTGTTCCGGTTACGGTAGCCGAGGTCCATGTAGATTTGATTAAGGTACATGCGTACATCTTTGCGCGCTAGGACTTCTGTCACTTGGTGCACGGGAATATTGAGCTGGTCGGCTGCCTCCTTGGCTGAGCCGGCTGTGAGATATTGATTGGCTACTTCTAACCATTCGGGCGCGGGGAGAGCTAATTCATTCATTTTGACAGTATGGGGTACTTGGGGTCGGTTGTCAAGAATTAAAAAATGGTAGCTTGGGGCCGGTGTGTTGCCGGGCTTGGGTGAATTTGGGCTGGTTTGGGGTTTGGGTGAATTTGGGTGGGCTCGTTATAAGGCACCGTGTTGGAAAATTTTCAAAAAATTTTTTACGTGAGGATGGGATTCAGATATACTGTATAGTCTAAGTCTAATAACCGCCCCTATACTATACTGCTTTCAACTATATTGTATAGAGATTTAACTATACTTGTCAACCCATATTCGCTCGGGCAATCATTACAAATTTGTAATGTGACAAGGGGTAATCAAGGGCCTATATTAAATCATCAACAGAGAGACACCGACATGATCATCGCAACGGTTGAGAACAACGGCGAAACTTTCTTTCTCAGGGGCACGACTTGGGCCTATCGCCGCGAACGCGCTACAGAGTTCACTAGCGTTGTTGATGCTAAGGCGGCGTGTGATCGCGCGGCTCGCTTCATGCCCAAGGCTCTCGCCAAGAAAATCAAGATTGTGGATGAGGGGTAATGTATTTCTGGTTCGACATTGCGGGGGCGCTACGGCGCTCCCAAACTCTGGCACAAGTCCCTAGCTATGTGGACACTGTATTCAACAAGGATGGGGTAATATTATGGGAGCGCAAATGGTCTATGTTGAACCATACAAGGTCGTAGCCTTCGAAGGTACTGATAACGAAAGGTACTGGACAAGGCGTTCTGCTATATCTATTGGGAGGCTGCTGGCTAATGTTAGGCGGCAGATAGATCCTGACGCCAAGCTATATAGGCTGGATGCGCTAGGGAGATGGTTTGAAATAGCGCTGGACTATTCATGACGAAACGGGGTGTGACAAATTTGTCACACCCTATAGGTCGCGCCGATTTTACAGCGATTCGCCCACGCTGTCAAGCCCTATAAACATTACAAATTTGTAATGAAAAAGGTGTTGTCTTCCTAGCTGGCTTGGCCTATATTTAATCATCGAAGCAACGGGAACACCCCATGAAGATCACCATTTTCGACCTTGACCATACGGTCATTGATAGCAGCCACCGCCAACTGACGCGCGAGGATGGTTCGCTGGATCTGGAACACTGGATTGAGAACTGTACTCACCAAAAGGTCATGGCTGATAGCCTTCTGCCTCTCGCAAACGAGATGCGCGCTCGCTATGCCAAAGGCGAAAAGATCATCATTTGTACGGCTCGCGTTATGTCGCGTGCTGACTATCTTTTCCTTCGCGTGAATAATCTTCCGTTCGACTACTGCCTTTCGCGTCCGAAGGGTTGCCGGACCACGGACGCTGAATTGAAGCATTCGCAACTAACGCGGCTTTTCGCTCGCGTTGGCGTCAAGGCTAGGAATGTGGAAATGTTTGACGATAACGAAGGTGTGCTTGCCGTCATGAGTCAAGCCGGTGTCAAATGTCATGACGCCAAGAAACTTAACAAAAAGCTCGCGCGATGATCGGAGGCGCGCTCGCAATCCTTCTCTTTCTCTTGCTCGCCTCAAAAGGGGGCGAGCCACCAACTCCGGCTTGAGGAATAGATAATGAAAAAACTTGTGTTCTATGTTAGCTTTATACTTCATCCAATGGTATTTGGCTTTGCTTTGCTTCTAGCAGCGAACCATTACTTTGGTGGCTGGGGAATGTTTACTTGGATAATCTGGGCCTTTGCTCATATTTGCTTGCATCAAGAAATGCTAGATAGGGATTGGCATATCTAAGCGACAGGGTGTGACAAATTTGTCACACCCATAGGTCGCGCCGATTTTAGGCTGATTTGCTGAGGCTGTCAAGCGTTTTTTCATTACAAATTTGTAATGTTAAATAGCTTGTCTTTCGGACTGGCAACGGCTAAATTTAATCATCGAAGCAAGGGAGGCCACATGGCCCGCAAGAAATTCTTTCTAGTGATCGACACGGAAACCACGCAAACGAATAAGGTTGCGGACTTCGGAGCCGTCGTCGTCGACAAGGCCGGAAACATCCAAGCGCAATGCGGCGTTCTGGTTCGGGACTTTTACCTTGACCGCGAAAAGCATCCGCTTTTCCACGTTAAGGGAGATGCGGACCCGCTTTGGGGCCAGGCTAACCTTCCCGCGCGATATGCGGCATATGATGAAATGTTAGTCAATGGCTCGCGTATGCTTGCCACCGTGGCAAGCATCAATCAATGGCTTGCGCGAGTCAATGAGAAGTATTCGCCGGTCGCGACTGCCTATAACAAGGCTTTCGACTGGGACAAGATGCGGAAAAGCGGTATTGACTGCGATATGTTCAAGGATAGCTTCTGTCTTTGGCACGCGGCTGCTGCAAAATGGGGGGAAACTAAGGCTTTCCGCCAATTTGTTCTTGATAACCATTGTTTCAACAATCGCAGTAAGACTGGCTGCATTACTTTGCAGACTAACGCGGAAGTAATGGCCCGCTTTGCTCTCAATCAGCCGGAGCTTGAAGATGAACCTCACACCGCCCTTGAAGATGCTCTATTCTATGAGGTGCCTATTCTTTCGCGTCTCTTGCGCGTTGCTTCCCCTGCGGTGTATATGAACGCTAGGGCCTACAGCTATCGAGACTATCAATTGAAGGATTGCTTCAAACCCAAGTAACAACAAAGCCGGGGAGCAATCCCCGGCAACCTTTGGAGAAGAAAAAATGCGTGACTCTACTCTTGTTACTGCTAGTAATGGCGAACTCGTCAGAATTAATACTGGTGATGTCGTTCGCTTTAGCTACCCTCTAGAAGATCATGAGACTGGTATTCTCAAGAGTATTGACGGGGAAATTGTATTGATCGAGCTTGCCCTAGTAGATGCGGGGCGGCCGGTAGTAATCGAGCGCTATCGGACAGAAATCATCGTTTAGGGAAACCGGGGAGAAATCCCCGGTTTTTATTTATTTGTCCAATCACGATATTTTTACTTGACAGCCGAATCAGATTGCTGTAAAATTGGCGCGGCTGACGCCTGGGCGCGCCGATTTTAGCACATGCCGCGCGCGCTGTCAAGAGGGAAAATCATTACAAATTTGTAATGTTAAATCACTTGTCTTTCTAGTTGGGGCGGCCTATTATTAATCATCGGAAACGAGAGAGAAACAAATGGCTCACGGATTCATCGAACCTCGCGAAGAACGGGTTGCACTCTGGGAAGGTCACGCCGCTGCAAATGCAAAGCGGGCACGTGAGGCCGCTTCATGGGGAAACCCTATCGGAGCGAAAATCGCGGCTGACTGCAATGAAGCCGCCAAGCGGGCCAAGGAATTTTCGGAGAATTATCGAAAATAACCCTTGACCCTCTAACTGACTTCCTCTAAATTAGCTTCATGGCCAATAAGGGCCGCAAACGAAAAGGACTTCTCTAAAATGGCTACCGTTGAAAAGACTGCCAACTTCACCGCCGAACAAGAGCAAATGATCCGCGACGCGGCTCCGCTCAACATGGAAAAGGCTACGGCCCTTGCCGAAAAGATGGGCAAAAAGCCCCGTTCGGTTATCGCCAAGGCGACCCGGATGGAAGTCCCCTATGTGAAAAAGGGTCCGACCACTAAGACGGGTGAGGCCGTCGTTCGCAAGGAAACCCTCGTCGAGGAAATCCGCAAGTTTACCGCCACTGGCGCTAATCTTGAGGGCCTCGAAAAGGCCTCTAAGCCCGCTCTGGTCGCCGTTCTCGCGGCTCTCAAGGCTTAAGCAATACTTGGCCGGGGTAATGGTGCCCCGGCCACTACTCCCCCCTCTGCTAGGAAAGATTGAGAAATGGTTGACCAAAGCATCATTATGGACATCTGGATGCTGACTAAGCATGACGTTAGCAAGGCTGATGTTAGGCAAATTCTCGAAGAATACGAAAAGCGCAAGGTTCCCAAAGTCAAGACGAATCGCGATACCTCACTTCGTGCCGATGAAGTCTATGTGATCCGCGATGCGTATACTGAAACGTCTAACGAATACTTTACCTTGGATGAGGTCAAGAAACGCCTAGATTTAATCCAGCGAGATCGTGACTGGGATTCCGAGTCTTTCGATGATAACATCACCATCTATATTCGACGCGAAGACTGTCTTGAATTGATCGTTGAGAATAAAGGCTTCGAATACAATATTAGCTAAAGACTAAGCCGGGGATTTCTCCCCGGCTTTTTTATTTGCCCGAACCCCGAAATTTCAGGCATCATTTAATTTTAGCACGGCAAAAATAATTCGTCCCATTACAAATTATTCACTTGACAAGGCTTTCAGAATGTTGTAAAATTGGCGCGGCCTCCAGCGCGCCGAAAAATTATAACACGTGTGCCACATGTGGGTCAATAGGGAAAATCATTACAAATTTGTAATGTGACGTCTAGCTGGAATGGTGTATATTAGTTTTAACGAGGAGATACGGACATGAAAGAGATCCTAACGCCTAGGGATAAGGCCACGCTGATCGGACAGGTTGCGGGCTTCAAATTCTACGAATGCCCGCGTAAGGGCGACGAAAGCCCTTTACTTTGTGAGCACGGCGGCGTATGGTATCGCACGGGCTTCTGGGAAGTTCCGTTGGCCGAGGAAGTGATCGACGATTTTTATGGGGAGCCGTTCTAATGAACGTTGACGAAAAGATTGAACTCGCCGTTAGCATGGGCGAGACGCAACAGGGAGGTTTCCTTGACGATCCCGAGTTGCAAGCGCTTCTCAAGGATCCGGTAGTTCAAGCGGCATTCGATGAACACATTACAGAATGTGACGGATGCGGCCGCATTTGGCCTAGGGAAGATTTGAATTATTCGGAATATAGTGGTATCGAAGGAATGCTTTGCTTTTACTGCGATGAGGCTAACGAGGGAGACTAAGCGAAGGACTGCCCAAAATTTGGGCAGTCCGGGGCGCCGATTTTACAGGCATTTGCGGAGCTTGTCAAGCCATGCAAACATTACAAATTTGTAATGTGACAGGCGGGTCTTTTGTGCTATTATAAGTCAACAAGGAGATACGGACATGCAACGGTTTTGTAGGGCTATCGGCGGGTTTTTCGCTGAAATCTATATCGGCTACCGCCTTCGCGTTTCGGAATTTTTTGGTGAAGGTCAATACTAATGCAATATCAGCTTGACCGCGCTGTTGATGTGTGCAAGAATGTGTGGCGTCATAAGGCTGACGCCGCTGGCTGGCTAGGAATGGCTTTCATTCATGGTGCGACTGTTCCGGTGTCACTGCGAGCGCTCGCAACGCCTAGCGCTCCCTTGCCGCCGCTTTCGATGGTCCTAATGATTTGGACCGGTCTGGCGCTTTTCCTCTTGAACGCGATTGCGAAAAGGGATAAGCTTTATATGGCGAGCAATGGGGTTGGCTTCGCGCTGCAAACCTTGCTCTTGACTTTGGTACTTTGGAGATAGAAATGTCTAACTTTTTCATCAACGATCTGGAAGCCCGGCTTTTTGCTAACATTCTTCGTGAGGAGCTGGAAGCAATCGAGGAAGATCGGGAAGATTTCCCCGATTATGTCGCTTTCGTCGAAGACCTGTTGACGGCGGTCAAGAATGGCGATAATATCATGCAGACGCCGCAACCTCGCCCGCCGCAAGTCGGCAACGTAGTCCATGTGAATTTTAACTAGGAGCTGAAAAATGTATATTCTGGTTAGTGAATACGTCTACGGTTTTGATGAGGAAACTCAAACAGAAACTTCAATCAATCTGGAAACGTCTAAAGATGTTCTGGAAGCTATGCGGATCCATAAGATCCACATTTACGAAAACTTCAATATCGACGAAGATCAAATCGGTCATCGCCTGTTTAAACAGGTGGAGCTGGAATTTTCTCTGGAACTGGTCATTAAGGACTAGACAAGCCAACCCCGCCGGTGTAAGCTGGCGGGGTAACTAGGAGACTGAAAAATGAACAATGCATGGGCCATTATCGAGCTTATTGAAGCTGGACGCTATAAGATAGCCTTTCCAGATATTAAACCCTCCGAAGCATGGCCCGTGCAGTGTTTTTCGCTTGACTACAGCCAGCGTATGACATGGACCGCTTATTGGGAAATGAAAGGTATTAGGGGGCTTCTTTTCTCTATATGCACCCCTTGTATTCAAATCCGCAATATTGAGATTGAGTTAACGAAAGCCGAAAAGAAAGCGCTTGCAAAAGCCTTGAAAGCGGCGCATTATAACGAACGGGCCAAATGGACGGCTCGCAGAGAGGCTGCTAAATATGACACCATATGAGCTAGGGAGGCAGGCTCACCAAAAATTCGGTGAAGATGCAGAAAATCCATTTGACTTCGCTAAGGAAGGCGAATATATTAAATGGAAGGAATTCGAGGAAGGTTGGCAGGCCCGAGAAAAAGCTCAAGAAATTTACGAAATAGGGGTTGACGAAGAATACGGATACTGATACTATAGCAAAGCGCAGTTTCATCGAGAGGTGGAACGGCGCGGCGCGCCAGAGTAGTGCGTCAACTACTTTCTTTAGTAACGCACATACGTTTTTCAGTTGACCATAATTTGACCAAGTCTCCGCTGCGCCGACCCACCAGTAGTACGTCAACTACTATTTTTAGATGCGGTCCCCAGCTAGCGCTTATTTCTTTGTTGACTTGGGCCGCCCATTGCCCTATACTGTATAAATCAAAGGAGAACGACATTGAGCTATTCAGAAGAAATGATTGAGGAACTTAAGGCGATCGAGGGCCTCGACTTCGCCAAGGCTACCGAGTTTGCTACCAAGTACAAGATCAAGCCTCGCTCTGTCGTGGCTAAGGCGATTGGACTCGGCCTGCCTTACACCAAGGCAGACGGTGCTAAGCCGACCAAGGCCGCCCCGCGGAAGCAGAAGGCCGAGGTCGTGGCCGAAATCCTTGAGGAGCTGGGCATCGCTGCCCCGAGCCTCGACAAGGTTAACATGGCCGACCTGGTCGCTATCCTGGGGGCTCTCCGTGCAGATTAAAGACTCTGGAGAAGTTAGCCTAACTAAGGACGAGGCTGAGCTACTAACTCTAGCTCTTGTAGCTACTAACTCTGGTCAGGGAGATCTAGTACAAATTCTCTCTGGCTGCGTCCACCCTACCAACATCTTCGTCTTTAACCCCGGTGAAGAGGAAGTTGTCCGCGAACTACAGCGTTACCTCCCCGAACTATTTTAAGCAAAGGTGAAA